ATGATAAAAAATAAAAGGATCCAGTATCTACTTTTTCCCATGTTCCGTCTATAGTATTAGTAGAATCAGATCCAATATTAGGGATAATAGCAGTTGGAACTTGTTCTAAAATTGCACTGTATAAAGATATAAATGGCATGATGTTTTATTTTTAATTAAAGTGATACGTTGTAAGATACTTGAAGTTTAGCATTAGGAACGTTAACTGGGTTGAATAGATTATCATAAACGCTCAGTTCAAAAATAGGACAAAATTCAGCATTGTAATATGCATCAAGTAATCCTTGAACAGGATGAACAAATGATCCTATGTAATTTCTTCCTAGCATTTTAAATCCACCTCCAGCAGCAGTATATGTTGGTAAAGATGGGATGTTAATTATTAAGGTTCCTGGGTCTCCAATATTATCTGAAGTGTATGGGTTTTGAGAAGAAGAAACAAATGTTCCAGGAACAACAGAGGTTGTTTGAGGTGGGAATTGAATTGTAGAGTACATCCATGAATTTGTTGTTCCAGGATGGTTATTAATCCATGGAGTTACTACATTTGTATTAAAATTATTATATGTTAAAATAGGATTAAATGGAGTAACTGGTCCTATTGGGTTTGAATTTTCATAGTATTCAATAGTAGTTCCTAATGAAAGTCTTAAATATGCTGTAGAATTACTAGCAGTAATATTTGTTAAAACTTGAATACTATTAATAGATTTCCATACGTTTTGTCCAATAATGGTATCAGGATAAGTACGTCCAAAAATATAAGTTCCAAAAGCATTTGTAAAATTACCTACAGCATATTGAGTTGTGTTTAATCCATTGTATGCATTGGCACTACTCAAATTACTTCCACTTACTTTAATTGAATTATTTACAAAGGCAATATGATAAGAAGATGTACTATGATTAAAGTTAACAACTCCAGAAGTAATTGTTGTTGATGATGCGTTAACATTTGTTACAGACCATCCACCTGGGAGTGGGTTTTCGTAGCAATCAAATGAATATGATTTTCCATCAGATGGAATAACTAAGTATCCATCAATTACTCCATTAATGTCTCCACCTATTACGCTTGGGAAAACAAGAACATTTATACCACTTTTGTTAACAAGTGTAACTGTTTTACCTTGAGTAGGTGTTTGAGGTAATCTTAAACAATATGATTGAGAGGATGCTGTGGAAATTACATTAATTCCGTAATTTGAATATGTAGTAGTATTTGTTGAATTTGGATTAAATGAAGCAGTTCCAGTAGGTACTAAAGAAATTATAGGACGAACAACAGCACTTCCTGAGGTAGTAAGTCTAATATCTCCACTTGCTGTTACGTTTCCGTTTATTGTTACGTTTTGATTTAATGTATTAACATATGAAGCAGTTGCAGCATTTGTAGCATTTGCAACTGTTCCTACAACGTTTGAAGCAGCAACATATGAAGCAGTTTGAGCTGTTGTTACTGTAGTGTTTAATACATTTGTAGCAGCATTATAAGTTAAACCTGAATCAATAAAGGGTGATTGGCAACCTACGGCTTGTTCGTTTACTAAAACAACTGAGGTTGTAGTGTCTCCAGGAACAATAGTTGAAATATTAATGTTACTAGCACATCCTGCTGTAGTAGCATATGATGCTGATAAGTTAGAAGATCCAGTTCCGCCTACTACAATATTACCTCCAGGTCCTTTAATTAATAATTCACTATTTACTACTACAGAATTGCCTGAAGTAGGTTCAATATTATTTACCTTTAATGTACTCATTTTTTTATTTTTGTTTTTTTATATTTTATACAAATGAACCTGATCTCCAAGCTCCGTTCATCCACATATAAAGGAAATATTGGCCTCCTACGGTTGCAGGGACAATTTCTCCATCAGTTCCTGTCCAAGAAGGAGCAGCTGATTGGGTTGTAGGTAATACAATTGAACCGGACATTCTAACTTTGAAAGCATCTGAACGAGCTAATTGTCCTGTACCATTACCAACAATCATTAATGAAGTATCATCTCCTTGGGTATTAAATTGGCCTTGGACATGTTGGTATGAGCCTGAGGCTATTGTGCCTAATCCTTCTGCATGAGAATAATCACCTACGGCTTGGGTACCTGAACCTTCAGCATGAGAGTAATCTCCTACGGCTTGAGTGATCCTACCTTCTGCATGAGAATATGATCCTAAAACACTGTTTTCTTGTCCTGAGGAAAAGGATCCAGATATAATAACTTTTCTAGAGGAAAAATCACCTCCAATTAATGGGTCACCATAATCATTATTAATGTAAAGTTTATTACTTTGATTTACTTGAGAAGAAGGTCCTGCTTTAATTCCTAAATAAACATTTCCAGTAGAGTTTGCAGAAGCATTTCTTCCAGCTAAAAATCCAACAGCTACGTTATCATTCCCAGCAGTTAAATGTTCAAAAGTATTATCACCTATTGCTACATTTTGAAAACCTGTAGTATTAGCATTCATAGCATTTGTTCCTACCCCTATATTGTTAGTTCCTGAGGTAACAGAACTTAAAGAATGATATCCTACTGCTGTGTTTTGGATACCTGTAGATGCATTTTTTAAAGAAGAATGTCCTACTGCAGTGTTATGTCCACCTGAAGTAAGATTTTCTAATGAATATGATCCTAGAGCAGTATTGTAACTGTTAAGTCCTGAAGGACCTCCAATATAAGATACTAAAGTGTTAGATCCTATAGCAGTGTTGCCCAATCTATCATCATTAGATGATGCTGAAAAAGATAAATCTCCTACAACTATATTACTTGATCCTGATTTAGGGCCTTGTCCTACTCTAACTGAATTAAAATATGCATCTCCGTCTGTAGCAATACCATTTGCAGTTGAAGATAAAGTTCCTTGAATAGTTCCACTTCCGTCTAAAAAGTTTATTGTACCATTTGATACATAAATATCTTTCCATGCGTTTGTAGGTGAACCTAAACTAAATGATGAAGTAGTAGAGGCACCATTTGTAGCTGGTATAATTGATCCACTAATTAAAAGTGAACCTGAAAATGTAAGGTTATTTGTTGATGGGTTAAATGTTAAAGTAGTTTTACTATAAACACCTGAAAAATTATCAAATACTCCTGGCCATCCAAGCAAAATTGGGTAATTTCCAGGTGGAAGCCCTGAGGTAGTAGTATATACTGAGTCAGCTTCAGTTGCATTGTTTACATACCCATCAACATTTGCACCAGCAACGTATGATGCAGATGTAGTGTTTGTAGGTATTAAAGTTGAAATATCAACATTGAATGTACTTCCATCCCCCTTTTCAAAAGTTAAATTAGGGTCAGAAAATGAAGCTGTAACTAGTAAAGAACTAGTGTTAACACTTCCACCACCGTTCAAAGCATAAGAAGCGGTTAAAGCATTTGTGATTGATCCACTAATATTTCCTGTTACGGTTAAACTACCAGATATAACAAGGTTATTTCCTGTAGTTGAGGATATTGTGTTTACATTTAATGTACTCATTTTTTTATTTTGTTTATAAATATGAAAAAAAAAATAAAAAACATTTAAACGGTGCCTTAAATTTTAAATTGTATTATGTTTTATGCTAAAGAACCTGATCTCCAGGCATTATTTAAGTATACATAAAAGAAATAGTTGTCGGAATTTACTACAAATACTATTTCACCTTTTTTACCAGTATATTCTGGGGGACCATCTAATACTCTAGGCAAAGCGAGTCCTCCAGATACTTCAAGAGATCCTGAAATTTTTCCATCTCCTTTAATGTCTACTGAACCTGTAACTTCTGTAGGTCCTGTTACTGTAACTGAACCAGATGTAGAAGTTGAACCTGTAATTGTAACTGATCCAGTAAATGTTGTATCTCCGTATAATACGTTTCCATCACAACAAAAAGTTGCGGTTTGGGTTGGAGTTAATGAACCTGAGCCCATTAAAACATCAGCTCCAAATGATTGTAGATTTGGAGTTTGGTTTCCAATATGAATTACGGGCATTGGATTAAATGCTGTAAGTGTTGAAGTTGAATACTCGATAATAGTAAGAGTTTGAGTCCAAGTTGAACCTATATGAGTTACAGTTTGAGTAGTTCCTGTTGCTGTATTAAATAATTGAAGTGTTCCTCCATTTGCAGCTGCAGATGCTGAAATAGGGGTTCTAACATCTCCATAAGAAGGATCTAACCAAGCATAATTAAGGTATGCACTAGCAGAAGATTTTGAAAATCTAACTGATCCTTCATATCCATACCATGCTGTTGCTTCGTCTCCAGGACAATACATTTCAATACATCCTGTTACAATTAATCCATCATGTAAATTTGTAGGACCATATACATCTAATCCACCGGAAATTGTTACATCACTGTATAATGTAATTTCATCACAGCAAAAAGAAGCAACTGGGGTTATAGATCCTGTCCCAATTGGGTAAATTGGTATAGCTCCTGAAATAGGGAACGGAAAACCAATTTGAACTATTGTTCCTGTAGCAATATCTGGACCAGAAGCTGAAATATATGTAACTACACCATCAAAATTGGTTCCTGCATATCCATAGGGGGCATATATTCCAGTAGCAGAATCGTAAATATAACATACGTTGTTTGAAGCAACAGCTGCTGCAGCAATTCCTACTGTTAAATTTCCATATGTATTAAAGTTAATAGAAACATATTCAAATCCGTTTGGAGCAGGAGTTGTTCTACCATCTACGGCCCAAAAAATAGGATTATCTTCATCATTATAACAATTAATATCTAAACACCCACTAATAGTTATATTACCAGTAAAATCAGTATCACCTAATACTTCAAATGATCCAGTTACTGTTGTAGGTCCTTCAAAATCCACAGAACCTGAGTTTGTAAATGACCCAGTGCATTCAAAAGATCCTGATTTAAGGATTAAGTTACCATTATTAATAATTAAGTCACCATCTTTATTAGCAATTGATCCAGTTACATTTAACGATCCACTAAAATCATTAGTAGCACCCCCAAGATCTATTTCTTTTCCGGTAGCAGATATGATTTTAGTGTCAGCATTGATAATGACTGTAGTTCCTGAGGTAGGTTCGAGGTTATTTACACTTAATGTACTCATTTTTTTATATTATAGTATTACTAATCTAGAACCAGTGCTTACAATAATTGAACCTGAATTATAAACAGGTCCTACTAATAATGCATTGTATCCTGGAGGAATAAATAAGGAGATAGAATTTGTTGGGAAATTAGCAATATATCCTTCATCAACTACTAAAGATCCAGTAAGTTGAACATCTTGTTGTAAAGGACTTAAATAAGATGCTGTAACATCTCCTGAAATACTTCCTGTAATTCCACCGGTTACTATAAGTGAACCTGTTATTGCATGTGAACCTGTAAAGTATTCAAAGTTACCATCTAATTCAGCGATAGTAAGTGGAGAACCTTTTACTTGTCTTAAAGTTAAATTTGCCATTTTCTTTTATTTATAAATATTAAGTGGATGCTACAAAATATTCTAATTGTGTATTTCCTCCGATTGCTTTTGCTTTTATAGAGCTTAAATATACAAAATCGCTATAATAAGCTTCATCAACATACCCATCTACAACATAATCATTAATTGATGGGGTGTTTATCTCAGTATCCCCTAACATTATAGATTTTCCAGGAGCTAAATCAAATAATGCACTTTCGGTATTATCGTTTGCAACTAAATATACTGAAGTGTTATATTGGGTTGATATGTTTGTAATTCTAATATATTGTACTTGAGATTTTACAAATGCTCCACCTGTTTGTTCTTCTTCACTATTACAAAAGCGGATAATTTCAATACCTGAACCACTAAAAGTAGTAGCAATAGTATCTACACGGCGAACTATTTGGTTAATTCCTGAAATGTTTTTAAACACATAAGTTTTTTCAGTAGTATTGTTTGGAAGAGTAATTTCCTCAGTAATGGTTACATACAAATTGGCCATTTATATTTTATTTATAAATATGGCTAGCCTCTGAAAGATTTGTATACTTCTAAAATATCGTCTACTATTGGATGTCTATGGTTTTTTTCTAAGGTAATTACATTAAATCCAGGTACTTCTTTCATATGTTTGCATATAACATCAAACCCAGATGTTTTTTTATCTCGTAAGTCAATTTGTGCACCATCACCACAAAAAATCATTTTACTACCTGAACAAATACGAGTTAAAAGTAATTCTGTTTGATTGTCTGTTAGGTTTTGTGCTTCATCTACTACAACTAAACAGTTTGTAAAGTTTCTACCTCGCATAAATGAAACTGGTACAATTTCTATTTCACCTTCCGCTATACATTTTTCAATTTTTTCTTTGCTATATAAACGGTGCATATTTTCATATACAGGAGCAGTAAATGGGGCTAATTTTTCATTGACATCACCTGGAAGAAATCCAATATCTTGTCCTGCTACTACAGTTGGTCGAGTGATAATAATTTTTTCAATTTCTTTATTAAATAGCATGTTAAGAGCAACGTTTGCTGCTAATAAAGATTTACCTGATCCTGCTTTGCCACGTAAAATAGTTACTACATCTGTTAAAATTTTAGCTTTAGCTAATTTTTGTTCTTCGTTTAATTGAATGTTAAATTTGATTGGACCTTTTGGTTTTCTTTTTTCTTTAAAAACCTCTTGTGCTTGCTGTGTTCTATTAAAATCACTCATATAACTATATTTGTTAATAAATATTGTAGGGAAAATAAAAAAAGCCCGGCTTTCGCCAGGCTTTCTTAGACTTTTTATTTACTTAAATCTTAAACAAGGTTTAAGTTAGAAATAAAGATACGACCAAAAAATTCAGGACGAATCATTTTCTTAGCGTAACGAGTCAATAGACCTTTACGTGGAGTAAATGTGTCTGGATCGTACACTAATGGAGTCATAATTAGAGGTACATATGGAGCAAATACCGCACCAGTTTCAAGGAATTGAGATCCTCTATAACCCATCAACATTAGACCTTCGGTCATGTAAGGGTTTTTGTAAACTGTATAACGGTTATTCATTTGACCTGCTTTTTGGATACCAAATGCATAGCTTGCTTTTGTTACATCACCATCAGAAGATGAAGCAAATCCTGGGATTGATTCAAGGATAGTTGCTACACTTGGAGAAGTTACGATAAAGTTTGCACCACCACGTAAAGTCTTTTGGTGAATTTTATTAGAAACTTTTTGCATTTTAGTTCCTAGTGTTTGGAACCACTGACCTTGGGTATTAAAGAATCCAAGATCAATATATCCTGTTTTATTAAAATTTAATGCTTGGTTGTTCTCTACGTTCCAGTATTCATCCCATGCAGAAGCATCTTGGATCAACATATCGATTACTTCAAGGTCAATTTCCAATGCAATATATTCGCTCATGATTGAAGTTAATTCAGCTTCAGCATCCAAAGATTGGTATGCATTCAAATCTTGAGCAAATTCTGGTGTCCATTGTGCTTTTAACTTACGAGTTTTAGCAACAATAGCCTCAGATTTCATTTGGATATTGATTTGAGGAATAGCTAATTGATCAGCAGCTGTAGAATCAGCATTAGGATAACCACCAGCTAGTGGAGTTGCTGTGTTTGATTTATCTTCAAAATCACCACGGTTGTTATCAACTGGTTGGATATTGTAGAATAATTGGTTAGTACCTGCTTGTGGAATATTTAAAGCACCTACCGCACCATCAAAGATAAATGATGCTGTATTATTAGTTACAGTAGTAAACTGTGGCAATAATAAAGCATTAGTAGCAGCAGTTAATGTTGAGCCTGAAGCTATAACAAATGCACGAACTCCTTTAGAGTCATAATTGGAAACAGTTGTTAACGGAACATCAACACGAGTGTATGATTGTGAAGTTGTTAAAAATTCAGCACCATACTGTAGGTTACTCCAAGAAGCTGTAGCAACAGTTACGTTAGTGATTGATGCAGAGAATTGGTTGATTGAATAAGCAAATCTACCAGCACCATATAAACCTTGGCTAGCATCGTTAGCCGCTCCAGGGTTGGTATTACCATACATAGATGAAGTAGCGCCATAAGTGTTACCACCAGGGCCAAAATTTCCGATAGGAGCAACTTTTCCATTAGCATCGCCATATTGGAAATCTAGGAAGAATACAAGACCAGAAGGCAAATTCATTGGTTGTACAGAAACGAATTCTTTAGATGATAAAGAACCGAATACTTTACGTACCAATGGAAGAGCTACTCCAGCCCATTGCTCACCTTGTCCTACAACGAAGTTAGCACCACCTACGTTTGTAGAAGATTGCTCAACAACAAGTTGTTTTGCTTGGTTTTCGAGGATTAAAGCCATGTTGTTTTTCTCAACTTCACTATTCAATCCTTCTAATAATCCCGTTTTGCCCCATTTAGCGGCCATACGAGCAGCATCGTTCTGCATGTTTTTCCATCCAGAAGCCGAGCTTTCTAATAAAGAATTAATACTTGACATTTTGTTTGTTTTTGTTTTAAATTGTTAATTAAATTATTCCAGCCAATTTTTGCATACGTAAGAATGCATCGTTTGACTCTACGATTGGTTTTTTAACGTTTGGTGTAATTGTCGATTTAGAAGCACTACCTAAGTTTTCTTTAATTGTATTTTTAGCAACTTTAATTCCCTCGTTTAAAGTTTCAAATACTAATTTTACTTCACCTACAGTAGTAGCTTTGTCAAACGAACTTAACACTTTTACTTTTTGACTTTCGTTCAAATTTTTAGCTTTGAAGATTTTGTTAGTATAAAGAAGTTTAGCATTTAACAAGTTAATTTCATTTAATTCAGCTTTAAGAGATTTAATTGCAGAATAAGCTTCGTCAAGTTCTTTTTTCATTTTTTTCTTGTCTTCGTCTTCTTTTTCTTCTTTTTTCTCTTCTTTTTTCTTTTTAGCTTCTTCTAATGAATCAACATCTTCCATTTCTTCGATTTCGCGTAGCAATTCAGCTAAATCTACTTCTTCATCTTTCACTTCCATTCCTTCTTCATCACCCATACCTTCATGACCAGCTTCAAGTTCACCTGATGCGATCATGTCTTTAATAACATCTTCGATGATATCTTTAAGATCTTCATCTGTCATGTCTTCGAGGTCTAGTGGTTCACCTTCTTCTTCACCTTCTTCAGATTCTTCATCAGATACATCTGTATCGTCTTCGTCATCTCCTTCAGCTTCGTAAAGATTTTCTCCCATATCATCTTCTTCTAATTCTAGCTCACGTAAAAGCTCTTCCAAATCAATTTCATTCATTGTATCTTCAGTTTCATCTATGTATTCAGCTTCATCCATTTTATTTATGTCTTTAGCTTCTTTCATTTTTTCATCTTCAGACATACCGTAGTTTTCTTCAAGATCTTCGTCGAGTTCTATTTCTTGAAGTTTTGCGGCAAACATTGATTTCAATTGAGGTGTGAAGGCTTCTTCTAGAGCAGCTTTTGCATTTGCGATAGCAGTTTCTTTAACAGCTTTAGCATCTGCGATTGCTTCTTTAAGCAAGTCTCTGTTTGTTGCCATTTTTCCTAAATTATTTGTTGGGAAAGTACGTTTATTAAAAAACGTAATAGAATTTTTTTAATATAATGCTACATAATGTGAGGGGTAGCATATTCGTGTTATATATATGTAAGAAAAATGTTAAAGTCGCAAAAGCAAAAAAAAAGCCCTTAAAAAAAGGGCAATTTTTACCGGTTTGCATATTTTAAAATAACGGACACGTACCTTTTGCACATAAAATTTCAGTAATAATTGAATTAGTACGAGCATACTGGTTAAGATAAGTAGATCTAGATTCATTTAATGCTCCATTTTTCATCCATGAATCTGGGTTAGATGGATTAGAAACAAGATCCCATGTTAATAGTTCAAAATCGTCTTGTACTTCCATTACCTCACCCATTTGTTTTAATGATCCCATCCCACGAGAAGAAACACCAATAATTAAACCATTTCTAACTAATGCTCCAGCAATACGTCCTGAGGTAGTTCCTAAGTCACCTGGGTCAGAAAATATTTCTACTTTTCCATGGATTTCATCTCCTCTCCACCATACTTCACGAATTGCATGTGATGCATTACGTAGGTTAATTACTTGAGAATCGGGGTGGTCCAACTCACCTACTGTTTCAGTAGAATGTTGTTTGATTTTGCGTATAAAATTGTCGATTTCGCGTTCCCATAGTTCTTTTTTATAGTAACGGCCGTTTCCATTTTTAACTTCAACAGTAGCTAATATACCTTCAACGAAAATATTTCCGCCTTTGTTCATTCCCTCAATCAGTTTTACTGGTTTGGGAACAAAGTGTCTAGTTTCTATTAAAAGTTGCTTGTCCATAATTAAAAATCCATTCCATTCATTTTTCCTTCTAAATCATCACGTAATTGATTTTTCATATCTAAAGGAATGTTGGTGTAAGTGTCTATAATAGAATCAATATCTTGTCCTTCATCATAACGACGTTCAGCATCTTTTTTATATTCCATGTATTCAGATGAAGGTTCATCTTCCATTTCATCAATAACTTCTTTATCTTCTTTTTTCTTGCCTTTAAATTTGGACATCATTTTTTCAACTTTTGCTTTTGCTTGCTCTAGTTTTTTGATGTCTTTTTCAAGTTCTTTAACCTTTTTCTTGTCAGTTAAAGCTTTCATATCCTCATCTTCATCAAGTTTAGTAAGTTTTGAACGTCTATGGTCAATTAGTGCGTCAATTTTGTCTAATTTAGCTTGTAGAACTTCGTGTTCTGCTTCTTTGTTTATATCAGCTAAATCTTTTTCTACACTTTCACGTAAAGATTCTGCATCATATGATTCTTCAAACATTTGAGGTAAAACAACTACCATTCCACCTTCAGGATCTTGATTAAGAACTTCTAAATTAGCTATAAATTTCTTTAAACTTTCAATGTTAACTGGGCGTCCTCTTCCTATTACACCAGATTCAGCTTTTTGAAGTTTAGCATATTGTTTTGAAAGTTCATTTTCAACCCAATCTTTTAATTTTAATACTTCAAAATCACTAGGAAATTCAAGAGCTTGATATATAACATCTTTTCCTTTAATAGGATACTTTAATGTATTAGTACCAATAAACTTTTTAATATATGTTTTAAACTGACTCCAATAAAAATTTGAATCAAGACTTTTTAAAATATTGTTAAGAGGATTTCTATTATCTGAAGGGTTATCTAGAGCAAGTACAAGATAATTTGAAAATAAAATTGTATTATCAGGTAAAACTTTTATATGAGGAATCATCATAGACTCATTATATGCTGGGGCGTTTTCTCCAGGATTTAACAAGTTAAGTTTTTTCCTAGCTACAGGAGGTAAAATGTAGTATTTAGGGATAAATAATTTTCCATCACCGTCACCTTTAAGATTAATAGTTCCCATAGTAGCGAAACCTCTACCTGCTTCTTCTAATTCAGCATCAACCATTTCACGAATTATTTTGCGTAATTTAGTTTCTTCTAAACTTCTATCAATATGAAAAGGTCTATATTCTTTTGGAAAACTTGACTTAGATAGTTTTGTAAAATAGGCAACAACTTCTTGTGGAGTATTATATTTTCCTACAATAGGTGATCCAACTTTACTTAAATCTCTAACGCGATACATTCCATTTTGTAAGCTTATTTCATATTTGTCGTCATCAACTCTAATAAAATCATAATTAAGTCCTCTTAGTTCAGCATTTATTCCAGCACTAACTAACATTTTTGTTAAATCTTTTAGTGGGTTTGGTTGAGGATCAAAATAAACAGCTTCGTCAATTTCTTCATCAATCATTTCACGAATTACTTTGCGTAATTTAGCTTCTTCTAAATGGCTATGTAAACCACTTCCACCTGCAGGGTCAGTATCATCATCATAATTTCTTTTAATATTATAATATGACATTATTTCATCATATTCTTCTGAAGTCATATCTTTAGGGAGCATTCCTGTCCTTTCATGGTAGTCAAATAACTTAGATGCTTCATCTGATGTAAGTTTTGGTTGGATAGACTCTTTTAAATCACCATATCCACTTGACTTGTATTTTCCTTTAGCTTCTTTTGGCTCACCTAAACCAGGGTGTTCAGTTACATATCCTAAATCTTTAATTCCAAATTGACCATCTTTTGTATAATGGATTGGATCTTTTGATAAGTTTTTAAACACGATATCTTTTAATTCTTGCATCGTTTTATCAGCATTTTTAGGATCTTTCATTTCAGCATAGTAACCCATCATAATTTGATCAAAGATCATGTTATCAGGATTTTTTTCGTCTGAATAGTCAAAGTTTTTTTCAAGATCTTTTTCTACAGGTTTAGAAACTTTTTTCTCTTCTGCTTTAACTTTCTCGTCTTCGTTTTCTTTTGCTTTTCTAGCTTCAGCTAAAAATGCTTCAAATGCAGTTTCATAAGATTCTTTTTTAGGACGATCCATAATTGCAGGCATCACCGAAATTATATTTTCTGAAATGATGTTTTTAGTTTTAAGTGATGCTACTGCTTCATCAAATGTAGCAGCGTTGCGTACAATGTTTGGAAATTGACGTTTTGCCTCTGTAAGGAAAACACCTTTATGTCCTTTACCTTCTTTGATTGATAAATACTGATCTTGTAGGGTCTTTTTCATTATTTTTCTGATAAAAGTTGTTTTATGTCTTTTAAATAGCTTTTAACTATTTCGATTGGTTTATTTATATCATATGAACCAGCATTTCCACCATATAGTTCAATTGTTTCATTTTTAGCGTTTGAAACTAGTGGTTGAATCTCGTTCATCAATTTTTCTATTTCATCTAATGAAGCTATACGCATTTTTTGAACATCGTTCATTTCGTTTAACACATCATCTTCAAAAAGTTTTTTCTTGTCGTATGACTTTGGCTTAATATCTGGAGCTAGTTTGAATCCTAGTTTATAGTAAGAAATATTTTTAGCTCCTTTAGCATTTTTATCTTTATTAAATGCTGGTTTAGTAGCTACTCCTGTACCTTCCCCAGGAGTAACTGTAGCGCCACCAACATTAGTAGCACTCATTTCTTTGAGTTTTTTACGAATTATTTCTTTAATATTATCCATTTACAGTTTCTAATTCGTTGATTAAGTCATAGTACTGTAACAAGTCAACTAAATCGTTGTCAGTTATTTTAGCGTTTTTAGCTGGGGGGTTAATAACTGTGATGATTTCGTCAATTTTAATTTTAGTGGTTGGGTTTTTTGTTTTCTTATTTAACGTAGCCAATTCACTCTTAATTTCTGTTACCTTATTGGTATAAAATTCCCTTAAACGAGGTGTATTGTCAATAGAGGTAATATACTCTTTTAATATCGATTTTTGTTTTGGGTGTAATGTATCGTATTTTTCGTTAAAGTTTTCTAATACCATTTTGTAAGCTAACAAACGTACATCTTTATCAGCTTTTTCAAATTCAGACATTACTTCATCACGAACTTTACCTTCAGTAATTTTAGCTGCAGTTAAATGCTCTAAAATAGTTACTTTATTGTTGATAGTTTGTTCGGGATCTACTGCTTCTGGGGTGTTAGTAATTTCTAGCAATGTATAGAAAGCAGCATATATTTTATAATTAGGGAGCTTGTGGTTAAAAAACTCGTTGATGTTGTAGTGTTTCTGAATTTCACTGATCAAATTATATTTTTGACGTTTAATAGCTCCTCTATTCAATGCTTTAGATGAGTCAATTAATGTGCTAACTACAACATTAGCTCTCCCTTCAGTTAAGGACGTCTTTTTTAATAAAGTTTCATACAACTTATACTCACGACCTAATTCCGACTTAACGAAATATTTTTTAAGTATATCTTTTGCTAGTGAATCCTTACCATCTAATGTATCAGTAGTGATTTGGCGAACTAAAAGTTCAAAAAGGATACCAGTATTTTTATACTTTGAATGTTTGATTTGCATTCTAATATTATTTTATTTATAAATATGTGGAATTTTTTTACTCTCGTATTTGTGATTCATCTAATAGCGAGTTTCCTCTAATATCTGATTCGAAGATTATTTGTTTGCTTTGGTTTTTTATATCGTTAAACATTCTAGCATTACGATTTCTTTTATTTTTAGTTTCAAGTGCTAATGGACTTCCACCTTTATATTGAGGTTTGATTGAATCTGATTCATCTCCATCCTTTTTAACACCATCAGTACCAATTCTATCTTTTCCAAATGCATTGTCTTGAGTATTTTTATCAGTTACTTTTTCAGAAGGACGACCTAAATCTTTTTCTTCATCATATCCAACAGGTACGCTGTTATCTTCATATCTTCCTCTACCATATAAAGAAGCTAAATCATGCGGCGTACCATATGATTTACCAGTTTCAAGTGGGTCATTTCCTTCATTTTCAATTTGAGCAAGACGGAATTTACGTTTAGCATCTTGGATAATTAAGTCTCTATATTCGTCATATTGATCTTCACTTAAGTGGAATAAATTTTCATAAATCCAATCAGTAGGAAGAATTTTGTTTTCCATCATTTGGTTAGCTAAATCAACTTTTTCTCTCATTAAAGCTACTCTTTCTTGATCGTAGATAATTGATGGAGTAGTTAATGATAGCTCAAAGTTTGTCATACTTTCATCACGGTATTCTTGAGTGTATAAGTGAACTAAAGCAATTTTAGTCAATTCAGATACTACAATGCGCTGGATGCGTTCAATTGTACGTGCAAAACGAATATCTTCAGCAGCTAACGTAGCTTTACCTGTTAAATCTTTTTCATACCCCATAAACGCTTTAGGAACCTTAAGGGCAGCAAATAATTTATCTCTTAGGTAAGTAACGTCTTCAATACCTTGCCATTGTAAACCTGCTAAATTATCAATTTTGGTTGAAGCATCATTACCTCTTATCGGAATATAAAAATCTTCAAGTAGGTTTTGCATATTATACTTTAAGTTATAATCACCTGTTTGTTGATCAATATATGGAGTGCGTTTCATTTTAGAGATTGTTTTCTGCATAAAGTTTTCCACTTCAGCAGGTGCAATATTTCCAACATTGATATAGAATATACGTTTTTCAGGCGCACGAACAATACGATGGATTAACATCGCATCTTCCATCATAGTGTATTGTTTAAACAATTTACGAGCAGGCTCTAAATACGATCTACCATAAGGTAAAAAGTTAGTATCCGTTAATAAACGGAAATGAGCCATTTCATAATTGTCAAAGAAAATAGCATTTGCTTGATTCCCGGCATTTGGTACATTATAGTAACCATAATTTGAAGGAGATGAAATACCGTCAGGATCAAATCTAAAACGTACTGAATTTGGGTGTTCTTTATCATATCCATCTTGTCTTTCAATATGGAATGCATTATAAGGAATTACGTTATATACACCGAATTTTTCAGCAATTTCTAGTTTTAAGAAAAAATCACCATATTTCAACATATTACGAATCCAAGGCCATATCGTAAAACAAATTGTATAGAATTTTTTGTACGTCTTCATCCGAACTACGAATTTGTAATACTTCACCCATATCATTGCGTAAAGTACTTTCATCGGATATAATATCTAAAGCAGAGGCAATAATAGCATCTGTATCCATTGAATCATATTCAGAATAAAGCGTAGGGCGTAAAGTTTGATAGTTGAAACTACTTTGGTATCCATAAATTGATGTATGTGAGTTAGTATAAATTCGGTTAAATCGGTCTACAAGTGCATTTGTTTCATATTCACCTGAAACTTGTATTTTATTAGTATCGAATACTTTTAGTTGGTTATCTCCATCGTTTTGGATGATAACGTCTGTTGAAAATAATCGTCTTAATCTACTAAATAATCCTGTATCTGCCATGTTTTATTTTATAAAAGCCAAGAAATATCTTCTTGACCATTTGAGTAAGGGTTGTCTATTTTAAATGGGTTATTGTTATACTTATCAGCATAATTTGGCCCATTGGAATAACCTCCAGCATATGATGTACGAGAATTTCCTATACTATTCAACATACTTTTAGTCATTTCCATACTATTTGTTCTAAGTTTAAAAGCGGTTTCACGTAAATAACACCCAATAGAAAATGCCATAATCAAGTCGTCATTGTATCCTCCTTGAGCTTCTGCTCTACCGTTTCTCCATATAAATACTTTCATTTCCTCTAATAGGCGCACAGAATGGAAAACAACTGCTTTATCTATAATAGCTTCTTGAAATTTACCAATTGCTATTGGACGAGTTGTATTTGACATGGTAAAACCAGGTGTCATTTTACTGTGATCCATATAAGGATCAAAGAAATTATCTACATTGTTTGTTCCACCTTTTGGTGAATAATAAAAGTTTTGATAACCTCTATCTAAAATCGTTTGTACTGTTGACCATCCTACACTTTGATTTTCGACTGCAAGTAAAGCATTGTTATATTCCGTTGCAATGCTAGTTAACAAGTGTCCATAATCCTTTGTATTGATTTGACCCTTATATTCACCTACCTGAGTGAATGTTTCAACATCAAAGATGTGAAACCCTGAAAAATCCTTACCATCACCACGTGCTACATCAGCTACGATCAAATAGTTCCTAGAATAGTCGGCTGGTTCCCAAATCCATAGGTTTTGGTCAACTCCACGTTTTTCAAGAGGTTCTTTCACGTGAAATTGTTCGTAAAAAGTAATATCTTCTGGTGTAAATACAGTGTCACCAGATGTTGTAAAGTCACAGTCACATTCTTGTGCTGCCATTCGGATACCTAAATCAGCATCTTGTTGATCTCTCCATGATTGATCTCGTTCAGGATGTACTTGCCAAGGTAATCTAATAGGTAAAAAACTATTATCACCCATTTCTGCAGCAACCCATGTTTTATGGAACCAGTTACCTGTACCATAAGGTGTAGATAATGCAATACAACCTCCACCAGTAGCTAAGGTTTGTTGAGCTGAGGCCCATATCTCACCAATATTGTGAATGAAGGCAGCCTCATCTATAATCAACAAAGAAACGGCTTCTGATCGACCTGCATCACTTGAGGCACCTATTGCTTTGATTTGAGATCCATTTGGTAATCGAAGTGTTAATTTGTTTGCTTCGTCAGGTTTGTTTGCAAATTTAAGCCACGAAGGTAAACTTTCGTACATAAATCTAACTTTGGTAACCATGTTTTTAGCGGTTTCCTGTTTAGTTGCAATACATAATACGTTTTTATCTTCATGAAATAACATTAACCACAATGAGTAACCTGCGGATAATGTTGAAATACCTAACTGGCGGGATTTAAGTACTATTGAATATGGATTCTCTTGGAATAAAGTAAGTACTTTTTCTTGGAATGGATAAAGGTTAAATTGAATTCGTCCACGTTGTGGATGTTGGATGTAACAGTATTTTTTCATAAAATACGCTGGTGATTGGGCGCATTTTATATATTCCTCTCGGACTACCTGTTTTAAACTTTTTTCTTCCATTATTTAACTACTATAAAGGTAACAATAGTAAGTAAGGAAGCCACGAATCCTCCGCCTAACCACTTAAGTCCTGATTTAAGATTGGTGTTTTTACGGGTTAAATCATTAACGTCTTTTTCAAGTCCAGTGATTATTTTATCTTTTTTTTCAATCGTTTTTTCATAATCAGCTATCTGTTTTTGATGTGATTTTTCTTTTTCAGTATATAAAACGATGATACTATCTTGAGAATCAATTTTTTCGTTAAGTTGATAAACTAATTTATTTGCTATTTTAAGTTCAGCCATAGCCGAATCACCTCTAACTAAGTCAATAGCAATACGTCTTGCTTTATCGTATGAAAAACAAATTCTACTTGTATCTTTTTGAGAAAAAGTCGTTGAGTTCAGTAGGAGAAGAACTAGTAAGATCTTTAATTTTCTTATCATAATACAAACGTGTTTTAATTAATTCTTTTTCCGTAATTTTAATTTCATTATTTAATGAATCTATAACTTTAGTTTGTTTAATTATTTGATAGTTTAAAGTATCATTTAATTTTTTGTATTTGTTAATTTCAATTCTTAAGCTATCTATCTCCCTTTTTTCTTTGTCATATGTGTTTATTTGGGTAGGTTTAACTTTTACATAAATTAAAAATAACAACAATAGTAAAAGTATCCCACCTATAATTAGATGGGATAACTTTAATTGGAATGTTTTATCTTTTATCATCTTATAAACCTGCAACTGCTCTTAAAGCATCTACTTGAACAGCATTAAACTTATATTTTTCTTTAGCAGAGTTAATAATTTGAATAGCTAATTTTTTATCTTCAGCACTTAATTCACCTTTAGCTTTTTTAACTTTATTCATTAATCCTGTACGGATACGATCAAAGTTTTCATCTTTACTTGCTGGGGATGCTTGAGCTAATTCTTTTGCGGTTTTATCACCTTTAATTTCTGCAGATGAAGGACCTTCTTCACTAGGTGATGTAAATTCATCTTCATCTTTATAGTAGGTGTCTTCTACTTCTTCGTCTGAATATGATACATCATCAAATCCATCATTTCCTGGTGTGCGAGTAGCTGTTTTGGTTCCTGGTTTTCTGCCTCGTTGCCCTGTTGAAGGTGCTTTTTCTGGTTTATCTGGATTGGAAGGTCTTCCTTGGGGTTTATCTGTTACTTTTTTCTTGGTTACTCCAGTTACAGATTCACCTTTATCTAGGATACCATAATCAATTAAATAATTAATTAATGGGTTAACCTTTTGTTGAATAATGCCTAACTCATTAGCAATATCTCTTTGACGAATGGGTTTATTTTCTTTTTTATCTCTTTGGATAATATCTATTATTTTATAAAGTAATTTTTTTCCTTCTTTAGTTGAATCTTTAATTTCATCTTTTAATTTTGCTAATTTTTCTGGGTTAGAAAGAACAATATTATATGCCATTTCATCTAATTGTTCTTCTTCAAGTTCCTCTTCAGCTAATTTTTTATATTTAGATAAAATTTCAGGTTCAGGCATTCCTGAAACGTTGATTTGGGGTTCAAATCCTTTTTTTTCGTCTGCAGGATTTTTTAATCTATAAAAGGCTTCGTTAATTTCTTCACGTATAATTTCAAGTAAACGAGATTTTTTCATATTTAATTTTATTTATAAATATTAGAAACCTATTACTTGTTTCAATTTCTGTATTCTTTCCTCAGTACTACCCGATAATTCAGCATAGTTTTTAAATTTATTTTTATGTCTTATAATAAGTTGTTGTATTTCTTCATCTATTTTTTTTCTATATTCAGCATCTACGACACGTACTCCATTGTCTTCAAGTTCTACACCTTCAGGTGAAACATAAAATATGTAATCATATTCACGAAGTAAATGCGATACAGCATCGTTAAAATCATCTGCTACAAAGTATGCTATTGATTTAGCTAAACGTGTAAATGCCATAACATCAATTACAGTTCTATCTGTTATCATGTTATTTAACATAAGTTCACTTGCGCGTTCAGCCATAAACACTATTTGACCTTTTAATGTTGAATCCGTGTTTAACGGAATACCTAAATCACGTAAATACTTTGAACGTTCTGTTTTAAATTCATATCCAGCAAATTCAGGTAATTCTTTTAATGCATTAACTAATGTTGTTTTACCAACTGAAATTGTTCCACAAAGACCTATTTTCATAACTTTAATAAATTTTCTGCTACATAAATTGCTTGTGCACCTGATACTGTAATGCCTCTTGCACTTAAAGCATCACCTACGAAATGTACGTTAGAGTATTTTGTTAAACTAAGATCTTTATAGTTTACTAACGGTTCAGGTGACAAATATTTTACTTCAGGCATATAAATTCCCCAATCATCTTGTAATGTTGGGAATACTTTTTTCATGTCTTGGATAAAATCCATAACATATCTAAAATAACCTTCCATTACCGGCTCTACAACATGAGTAAGTGTATCTAAACTAATTTGAGTTGAAGTTACATTATTACCTTCTGATGTAGTTGATGGTTGGCGAGATGGGCTATAATATAAACCAGTACCATTTGATTGTAATTTACTTACTACATTACGTGACCAAGTAAATGGATCCTTAATACCATTAATCTCCATTAAAATACCAAAATTGGTCATATCATTTCGATAACGCTCATCTTTTTTAGCATGACCATTGTAACTATGATCTCCATATGTTTCTTCTACAGCAACATAAGCAGCATTATTATTTGTACAGAATGAACGTAATGAAACTCCTTTATCTTCAAATTTTTTATATAACTTAAAGTCATATGAAATATCAATTAATTTTTGAAAGTGTTCTTGTGGTGCTTCAAATCGAACTCCAATTTGTACTGATTTAGGTTCATCTGGAAGTTGATATTCGTTTGCTATTTCTTGGGCAAAATCAATACCTGATTTACCTACTGCAAAGATAAGTTCATCATACTCTACAGTTAAACCACTTATTGAATCTAATGTTTTATAAAATAAAGTA